CTAAAGTCTCTTTGTCCTAATCCGTTTGAGCCAGTATTATCAAGCGTTTCAGCGTAATTAATTCTAGTTCTTGTTCCAGATAAGAAAGAATTTTCATTTCGTGGATATATTTTTTGCGAGAATTTAATATTGTTAAATTGAATTCCTTTTTGATTGTAAAGATTTATTGCTGTTAAATAATCAGAGCGAGCTTGATCTATATTTTGAAGATTATTGTCTCCAAATTGGAAATAATACAAAGCTTCTTCGCTTGCAAAACTTTGTAAATTATTGCAGTATGGAACATTCAATAAAATTTCTTGATTTGCACGATTAGTTTGATTTAGCATTAGCGATAGCTTTAAACTATTATTGCTATCAACAATCACTGGCATTCTAATATTCTTAAACTCAAGATCATTTTTATACTTTGGTGCTAAGCCTTTTATTCTTGTCTTAAACTGCTGTGTGGATTGTCTAGTGATTGCAGAGAATATATTGTTTTGTCTGTGAAGTCTAACTATCGGATTATCGTGTTGCCTAATTTGTCTCCACGTTGCATCTCCATAGGGCCCATTCCTGTGTAGCAATAGAGCATTAAGGCCACCAGATGCCATAGAAGGAATAGATGCTAATGAAGTATTGATATAATCTCCAGTAGAAGATCCTATGGTATTTGTATCAATGTTTGTGGGATCGTAAATTAATGTATTCAGTCCTACAAAATCTGCGTATATATTCCCCGCAGAAACTTCTCCAATCGTCTGAAATGTCGCTGACGAAGTATTTGTAATATATCCAAAAGGAGTACTGCCAGACTCTAAAGAATCATAAATCCATCTGTACTGGCGGTCACTTTGAGGAATTGCGTGCTGTATAAATCCATTATCATAGACGGATTGTGTTATTACTGTACCACCACTTGACTGTAGTCTTAGCTTGCGATTACCGTTTATCTTATGGTATGATGGAATGTCTGTTATTATTCCATTGTATCCATAACTTCCCATATGGTCTCTCCAGAGAGAATTCAATGGCTGACTAGCAGTAATTGTTCTAAATAATATGTGCTCATAGTCTGAAGAGGACGTGTATTGTAAACCATTACCTAGACGAACAGTTGTGTTTCTAAGATTTATAGTATTATACACTGAAAATGTATGCGACGCCGGGTCTAAAAAGCCAAGTGCAGATGCTTGAGGACTCTTGACTGCCGAGAATCTGTCGTTAAACGTTACACTTTTTTGACTAGAATCTCGATCAGGATATGTATTGTAGTCGTAATTTCCTATGAGATTTAAAATCTCTGCGGTATTTTGCGTTAATGCATTGGAATTTTCTTTAAGCCAGGTTCTTTGGGCATTAGTTCCAACTGTTTGTATGACTTCGTAATTATTAGTATAATTTCCAAGAGTTTCTAATTCTAATGTATTTGTTGTCGCATTATAAGACCCTGTTCTTGTTTTTATGTTATTCAAGACAACCGGGCGCTTAGCTATTGAATCTCTATAGTATTTTGATTCTGCCTGCGTTGTTTCTCTATTTTTTAATACAATCGAGCCTGTTTCTATTTGTAGATTATATAATTCGGATCGGTTGTCAACAAAGTTGAGATACTCAGTAGTCTGCACTATTGGCTGATGTCTGTGCGGCATTCCTCCAACCCATCTTTCAGCAAATGGTCCCTGTAGAGGAGAATTTTTAAAATTACCATATCCATCTAAATGGTTATGTTCTATCTGTGCACCGGATAAAAATGGATCTAAAGAAACACTATATCCACCGCGATTAGATGATGAATAAATAACAAATGGAGCAATTGTTTTTGCTAAATGATTTTCATTTTGTGTCGCCGAGACAACAGTTTGCAAATTAACCAATTGAGTCTTGGGATTTATTTTGTTAATTTCAGTTCTATCAATATCAATTTCTTCATACGTATTATTAATTGTTATTGTTTTTTGAGTACCATCCTTGTTAAGGGCTGTTCTTGTGAAATCTAAATTCAAGCTGTTGAGATCATTTGGTGTAAAAGCTTTCTTAATTCTTATTTTGCCATGGCCCGCAAAACGTGTATTCTTTCCGGAAATAATATCTCTAATTTGATTTCTTTGTGCATCAATTGTTGGATCGCCTGAACTAATAGGTGATTCAGTTCTATCAGCTCTCGAACGCCACCACAATGGATCTTTTCTTTGTTCTGTTGGAGATGTCGATGTTGGATCTGTTGGGTTTGATTTCCAGAAAGAGCCAATTTGCCATGTAAAATAATTAGTCTTATCATTACCACCAGCCATAAAGCTACTTTGGCCTTGGCCGGCGCCTTGATGCATATTTATTTTTTCAAAAGATACAGTAGGATTACCATGAAGATGCTCAACTTGACCTGGGTCAGCTGTGAAAGGCGATTCTAAATCAGTTAGATCTTTGTGTTCAACAATAGGAAATTTATTTTGATATTTATTTCTTTCTAATATATGGCTTTCGATAATATCTCTTGCCATAGGTGCGAATTGTGCCGTTGCTGGTATCAAATGATCAAGCATACCTGTTATGCTCAAATCAATCCATTTGTAGTATTCTAGAAACTTATCTAAATCAGGAATATTGCTTACTCTTTGAAAGAAAAGTTGTCTAATTTTCTCAATATCCTTGTATTCGTAACGATATCTGTTAACAGGGCTACCTATTAAACTATGAAAATCTTTAAGAGTAGCAAAGAGATTAATCATATCTTCTGATACTGCTCTATACATGCTTTTCTCAAATGCATAGAAGTATTCTATAGGCCTAGATTCTCGTGTAAATATTTCTCCTTCAAAATCAACAACCCTGACTTGATCATCTGTGTTTATGACTTCCGGTAGATTTTGTTTAAAAGCATAAATATTTTTTCTCTCAACAACATCAGAAGCAGAAGACTTAAAAAATTCTCCTCTAGCTGTATGCTGTTTGTTTAAAATTCTTGAAATCACTCCATACGAGGATGTTGAAGAATTTCCATATGAAAAATCAACAACATTGAAGCGACCAGATGCGCTACTTGTCTGAACAGTATCAAAGTTCCAATTGAGAGCCAAGGATGCCATATTTGGAACTTCTACAGAAGAAAGAGTACCAGTCTCAAACAAGAATGTATTTTGATATGGATGTAAAGAGCCGTAATTTTCATCATCTATCGCGTGTGCTTTTACAGTTTCGCTATCTAATTTAGACATCCAATATTTAACATTAGTGACATATATATCTGATGATTTTAAAACAGAACCCGTAAAGTCTTGACGATGGGCGCCGGCATATAATCTCGTTGAAGTATTAAACATTCCGGAAACATTATTGATTGTTCCGGATACTTTAAAGCTATTTAAGATTTGATTTTCTAATACGTTATACCCTTCGTATGTTATAACAGATGCCGAAGTTGAGCTTACCGTCCCAGATACAAGATTTGCGAAGGGATATCCAGCTGGTGTAAGGCTCACTGCAAAATTCCATTTTGAATTTTGATAAACATCTTCAAAAACCGGGCTCTCTAAAGATGCGGTAGCACCAGGTGCGTTTAAAACAAATCTTACACCTGCATTTGCATCAAGAGCGCTTGTTCGAACCGCATATGTCTGAAAACCTGATGTGTCTCCGGTTCTCCAGCTAGTATCAGTCTGACTATCAACTACTCCATGTTTGCCAAAGATAGAAGAAGATAATTCAGAAAATGGAGGAGAATTTCTTCTAAAAAGTTTTTCATAAGATGTCTCATCCGGATATCTTGGAAAAATTACTTCACATTCTACGGTATATGGCGCTATGTTATCAAAACCATCTGCTGAATTGCTAGCAGAAATATAGCCTGTTGAATTTGGATTAGATGCATCTCTATAAGAATATACTGATGCAGTTAGATTATTGTAAAAATCTGCATACTTTCTTTTTGAATTTATTTTTCGATAACTTGTTTCAAGTATCTGGCCTTGACCATTGGCATATGTATTTAAGCGAACAATCTCTTCATCGATACCAATACATCTTAATAAATTTCTAAATGATTTTTCTGTTCCCTTTGTTTTATTAATATGAATTAAGTTATTATAAATATTTTTGTAAATCTGATTCTTTACATCGTAAAGTTTTTCTTGGAATAGTATCTGCTCATCTCTGTTAAATGCATAAGAAAATAAAGAATTATCTGTCAAGATTTCTTCCACATTAAATCCAACATCTGATAGCAATTTTTGATTAAAGAAATAGGGTTTCTCCCTTTCTCGTATGTAATCTTTGTTTTTTAATGTTGGGAGTGCTTCAATTTGTAAATAAAGAGTATCTAAATATGTGGCCAATATTTGAATTAGGTTTTCTAATCCTCTAGCTTCCTCACTATCTTGTTCTCTAATCCATCCGGGAATATTATTAATTAAAGCAGAGGTATTGTAGTTGTCGTAGAAATCTCCTTTCGTAGCAAGATCAGCTAAAGTTGATTGCACATCAGGATGAAAATCATAAATAATTGGATCCCTAAACTCAATTGTTGTTGCAGAACTTTCGATCATCGCTGATCCTGTGGAGCGAGCACCTGATGTATAGCCTACCCACGCACCATTACTAATTCTTCCAGAATAATCTAATACTGTAGCATCAACACTTGTATTGGTTATGCCCTCATTAAATTTATAATATACTCCTAGATCAGTGTTTGAAGTATCGGTGTTTGTGCCGCCATTAATTTGATCAATGTAAAAGCGACCAATTTGTTTTGCACTTCTTTCCCTTTTCCAATAACGAAATTCATCGAATGAAGAAGATAGGACTTTGCCCCATCCAATATCACCACCAGAGCCAACACCATTTTCATAACTTGGAGCTACATTGGCGCCAATTGTTGCCACTAGGGCCCCATTTATTTCTGCTGGTAGTATGCTTGTAACTACATCCGTATTAACACAAGTGCCATCTACGTATAACTTCATTGCAGTTGAATTTGTTTCATTGTGCACAAATGTTACTGCGTAATGATGCCAGCTATCATCTGCGATGTCTGTCAGTCCTGAACTAGCGCTATATTGTTGACTAAACGTTCCGGAAGTAAATGTCATAAATATTTTATCAGGATCAGTACCATAACAAAATATTCTGAAATCTCCTCTGTCGACTCCTCCAGTTGTTCCTAAGTTTACCAAATGGAATAATGTTTCTTGTCTTTCTAAAGCTTCACTAATCCAAGCGCTTTTTTTCATCCAAAATTCTACTGTTGCGCCGACAGATGGATCTAGCTTTAAATTTGATTGTCTGTTGTCGTTAGCATTATAATAATTTGCTTTTGAAAGAAAATTTGAACTAGGACCGGATCCTATGCTATTTTTAAAATTAGCATTTGGATCTGCATTAGGGCCACCCTTGATGTAGATATACTCTGGAATACTGCTGCTAAGTAGGGAGAAATTAGCAGAGGGTGCACCAGTATAACTACTATTTGTTCCAATTTTAACATATCCATTCGTTCTAGGATATACGTAATCAAAAATATAATTGTCTAAATAAGAAGAAGATACTTCCCACTCAATCTTTTCTTTCTTTGAACCATCATATGGATAAAAATTATAAATTCTTTTATAAGAATCTTCATAATACTTTTTTGCAGAACCAAACTTAACAAAATTTGATGCAGTGCCAAAATCTACATGCGGAATAAACCTGCTTTCTTTCAAATTTGTCAGAGCAATTGTATCAATAGACTCTGCTTCTTGATTATAAACATTGGCTACCGTGCCGCTTCCAACAGTAAATAATTTCTGGGGATTGTAAGAAATTGTTTTATGATGAGTGGAATCATCAACATATCCATCTCCAATAAGGGAAGCATTATTGCCATGGCCGCCGACATATGTAGTTTTGCCTGTACCTTTATCTATGGGGGCGCCCAAGCCATTATCAATATCGAAAATTGGCACTAAACTTCTCCTTCTACTCTAAACTTGAAACTTTTATTGACACCAACAAATTGATTGTTATTAAAGTGTATAAGTTCAATTCTATACATATATCCAGGCTCTAAATATGACATATCAATATCAAAATATGAATTGTTTTCGTCATAAGAAAGTCTAGTATATGAAGAGGCGCTTCCTACTGCTTCAGGAGATACTGCAGACCCTGTTCCAAAAGATATTGCTTCCTGGTTGTCTATGACTCTTGTAATTCTATAATACATATTATCAATTATTACATTTTCTGGATCTGCATCTGCTACAGTGTAGATTGTTGGGCTCCAATTTTTAAGTCTAGAAAAAACTTTAAATCGTGCTTTTTCAGTATTCATATAGGAAGAACGCAAATTACTTATATTAAATACATAATCTTGCTCTATCGCTTGACTTGATATACTATAAACTTGGGGCGCCATAGAGCCTGTTTTTACCTGCATTCCAGGCTGTCCAGAGTCATCTAAGGACCAGACATCATAAATTGTCGTAAAAGGCGTTGAAGCGGCCGTCAGGGCGAAAGAAGCAGAATATATTCCTGTTGAATAGAGGCCGCCAGTAATTACTGTTGGACTAGAAGAATTAACGTGTTCCGTTGTTGTTACCAAATTCAAAGGATTGCCCGTGGGAGCAGTAGAAGATCCTGAATAGATCTGGACAAACACTGTATTGCCGCCAGGTATATTTTTTAATTGTCCATTGACGTAATTGTATAAAAATATTGTATTAAGATTATCTTCTGCTGTCAACAAGCTGCTGCTATAATTTATCTTTCCTCTGTCATCTTTTATCGTTGAATCCCATCTTGCTTCAACCAATGGCTTCATAAAGAAAAACTCTGACGACCTTGCAAAAAACTTTTTCGTATAGTACGATCTTATCGCACCACTTACATTTTGTATTGAGTTATCCACACCAATCCCTGTGGAACTTGAAAAATATGCTTCCTGGCTACTCGTGAGACGGACGCCCAATCCGTAGTTTTCATATCCTCCGCCAGACTGACCTTTAATCCAATTTTCTACAATATCGGTAATATCAACTTCCAGATTTTCAGTTCCTTTCGGCAGTGTTTTAACCTTATTGTAGGCTGTTAAATAATCGCCACCAATATTTTGCCATGAAGTCGATCCAGCTCTTTTAATCCAATTCGATCCTATACTATTTTTAGTTTTATCAGCGTAGTTGTCCATATCTAAGCCTAAGCCCTCTTCCCAAGAGGAGCTAATTGGCGAAACAATATATGTTGCTGCTTTAGGTGTAGTATTGCTATGTTCAGCATTAAAAAGCCTTAAATAGAACTCAACATTTCCAGAGGCTGGAAGTTCTCCAGAAGCTCTATCTGTAACAATTGTATCAACAGGAAATTGTACTAGAACTCTTGACAATTCTTGTGTTTTTGCAATTCCAGTTGTGGATCCGGATCTCGTTGTTTGGCCATAAATTGAGAATACTTCTAAAATATCAGAGGCGCCCATATTTGAGCCTGTTCCTCTTGTTGTCAAATTTTCATTAAAAGCATTTGTGATTGTATTGTCTTTATTAGCTATGTATCTTTTAATACCCATTATTTAACTGTACCCTCAAAATCTGAATTTTTGTACTTGAATTCGTATGACGCGTCAAAAGGCATCAATAAATATCTTCTATCTGCAGAATAATTTTGTTCTATATCATATGATGCATCGGAATAGTTTGCACCCACCTTTTGAATGATTTGTACACTAAGTGTATCCGCAACTCCAACAACAGAATTTAAAACTTTAGTAATCCTAGTGACACTCAAGGGCTCTCCAATATCTGGCTTCATTTCGAATAAATCTGCCAATGCATTTTGGCATCTCTGTAAAACAACAGATTTAGTAACAGTATTTTCCCCCAAGACTTCAAAAATAATTCCTAGATTAACGATTCTAGCATCTAAAATATCAACAGAATCATTAATCATTCTATGCCTATTAATCCAAAATTTTAAATTTTGTTTCAAAGTTTCATTAGCTTGTGTTAATTTGCCATTACGATCTTTAGCCAAAACATACAAATTTAAATTTCTTGTAAATGAATTATTGTCTCTGACTACTGCACATCTAGAAATGCTTCCAAATTGCTCTGGCATTGAGTAAACCATTGTCTTATAATCTTGCGCTGTAACAGCTCTATTTTGGCTATAAAATGATCCATAGGCGCGCTGTTTGACTTCTTCTACTGTAACGTCTAAATTATCGCCTACAATAGGCTCTTCATTGACGCATTCTAGACTTGTATTAACTGCTGTCAATAATGTATCGTCTAAATTATGTCTGTCTGTGAATACAACTTTTGCATTAACAATTTCAGAGATAGTCCCAACTGGTGCATTAAGGAGATCTCCGGTTATTTGTCGATATATAATAGTTAAGGTCGTATTTGAAGGCGCAACTCCTAATTTATCACTACTGATTAGGTTTGATGGATCGAATGTTTGTTCAGAAATAAAATCTCTACCGTGTAAATTTAAAACAGTCTTGTTTGGCTCGGCTATTGGGTCAGTCTTTATTTCTGCCTCGCTTCCATGGCCAAATTGTAAATATACACTATTTGCGTCTCTTTCAACAACAAAACGTCGTGGAACGGAAATCGGTTTTATTATTTGTGGGGCTAATCCAGATGATGTAATGTCAGGATTCTTTATTTCTTTATAAACCACATCTTGTGAAAGATAATCTACTTCAAAATATTGATTTCCATTTGAATCATAAACTGAAACAATTTCTGCAATTGAGCGACCACCAGGAACTTCAACCTTAAGAAATTTCTGAAATTGGCCTATCTCTATCTCTTGAATATTTAATTTGCCAGAAATTACTTTTCCTGATTGCTTGACGGCATATGTTAGTGGTAAGCCAGTGGTATTATCTACTGTTGCAACAACAATCTCATCACTATTTTGAAAATTTATATCTTCCGCCAATGTAAAAATACTGCCGCCGGGCGTTCCAACTAAAGTACCTCTTTTAACCAAAGGAAGATAACGAGTATCTGGGCCATTAGCTGTTCCTTGGGCCGGCACCAAGGCAAAGAAAGATACATCACCGTGAGAAGTAGGTACTCCATTGTAATTATAGCCCATTTGCTTGGCAATTTTGGTAACGTTATCAAACTCTAGGGCTGTCTGCAAGAAACTTTCGTTTGCCTGATAATCTAAATAAAAGGATAACATATCTCCGACATATGCAACCATATCAATCATCAAAGATCCAAATGAAGCTTCATTAAAATCTTTGAAAGAATTTGGATAATATCTTTTTACAAATGTTGTAATTTCATTCCGAATAGAGGAAAAATCACGGGCTGTATAATCGATTGCTAATTGTTCTGTTTTTTTTACCGCCACTTTTGTACCTCAATTTCAATAATAATAATTAGTTAAATCATATTATAATTCTAATAGTAAAATATCTTTCTCACTAATGCTTGGAACATTATATGTTAGTGAAACACTTAATAAATTTAGAAATTCATTTTTAAAAAATTCTATTTTTTCTATTTTTACAAAAGGCATATATTGATTTACCTGACTGTATATGCGGGCTTCAATTTTTTCTTCTGTTTGTGGCATCATCTGTTCAAACAAGAACCTTCGCAAACCGACACCAAAATCAATATCCATTATTCGCTCACCGGGAGAAGTTAAAATTATATGAGTTAGATTTTGTTGAATTTCCTCTGCAACGGTCTTAACTAATCCGAAGCCGGCACCGTCAATATCATTTGGCGCTAATGGTAATTTTGGTCCTATTCCTTGCATCTGTGTTTCTCCAGTTATTAATAAATATCAATTTATTTATTTTATTCTTGCTCTGCTTGATCAAAAACATCTTTATTGATCCAATCTTGTTGTGGACTTTGTGGATCTGGGCTTTGTCCAGCTTTAAAACCTTCTGTTCCTGGCTCACAACTATAAGATCCCATTTGATCAATTGGAATATTATCTCCAACTACTATATCTGGGTTGTTAATTTGATTATACGTGCTAAACGGCTCAACATAGCCAGTAGCCAAATAAGTCATACCTAGGCCGGTGATGGGATATCGAATATCGCCAAAAGGCCAAAATAATCTAATAAATTCATTATATTCTTCTTGAGCTTCCTCTAATTCTTCTGGTAAAACACCTAAATTTTGCAATCCTTGGATTGTTGGAGGTGTTATGCCAAATGGAGCTATAGGAAACAGAGGTACTGGCTTTACACTAAACATAATCTTGGTGAATAATTCTAGTTCACTAGCACCAGTTTGCTTTTGTATTTCAAAAGCTTTTGCCCATGCAGGATCTGTCAAGCTTACTAAATATCTCATAATAAATCTAGGAGTAAGCTTCTGGAAATATGAAACAATTGGATTATCGGATTTGCTAGCGCTTAATTTATCAAGCTCTTCTTTAAACTTTGCTGGGGCGCCGCCTTGTTCAGTTAGTTCACTTTCTATGAATGATTTGTTCTGTGGCTCTTCTGATACATTTATCAAATTAACACTTGCTTGTTTTGATGCTTTGAAAATAGTATTTTCCGCCATTTCCGGCTTAGGAAAATTAATAACGTGCATCAATGCCATTGTTTTTAACACTTTATCAGGAAAAATATAATTTTGCACTAAATTTGAGACTTTCTTTTCAGAGTCACCCAATAATTTATTTGTCATATATTCATCTGCTGACAGGTTACTATTGGGCCCATTTGCTATGTAAATCTTATGTGCTATAAAAGATCTTTTGTCGTTGCCAAAAAATAGATTTTCAATTTGACCAGTGTTGTCTTGCTTGTCCACATACCAGTCTAAGATATCTCTTATTTTTAAGTCTTTTGTGCCTGCCAAAGTTAATTCAACTGGTTTTCCGATAGGTATAGAATATATTCTCTTAATATTCGCCTCTTTTTCAAGAGTGTATTTTGATTTTTCAGGATTGCCAATAGAATTACCAGCTAGTGTCTTCTTTTGTTCATCAGTAGCTGTTTCGAAAACTAATTCCGCAGTCCTATATTTTCTTTCGCTAAAGCATTTTTGTGTTAATTCATCGTTTCCTATTTGTATTAAGCTATCCCCAAGCATACCAGCGAATGAACCATTTAGAGTTCCAGAATCATCAGCAATGTCTTTTGTTTCATCTGTTGTGTCTAAAATATAGCTACGATCTACAAAATCTTGTTTTATAAATTTTTTATTCTTTAGTTTAAATTTTTCATTTTTTGGTGATACAGCCGAGCCACCAGAAATACTTTTTTCTATTACTTCTAATTGTTCAGCCGTTATGTCTCCATAAGGCCCATCGTCGATAATGTCCATATTATGTGGAAAGACATACACTAAACGCTGGCCTATCTTAATATCTCTAAAGTAATCTCCTAATTTACTATGTTGTAAGTTACCTAAAAGCTCAAGTTCGGAAAGATAATCCACTGAATCTGTCCATCCATCAGGAGTTGGTTTCGTAAATCTATTAGAGAAAAAGTCATTTTCGCTCTCATCGTCTAAATCAAAGTTTTGGCCAACTAAACTATTCAAAATAGCGATATCCAAAGCGTTAATATTTACTATAAATCCTTCTTCTTCTATCATAAGATTTACGTAGTCTTTCTTATGTATGTTTTCATAATTTAATGTATTATCTATAATGTCAATTGACTCCGGGGAAGATTTGAAAGCCCAATACAAGTCTCCCTCATATTCAGAAGTAAAAGCGTTTGATTTTGATTCATCAAGATCATCTGGATCTTGAATTGGGCCCCCATCAGGAGGAATATCATCTTGTAGCGCTTCAATGCTGCCTTTCCAGCCAGTTTCTGATCCTACTGATGGAGTGTCTGCTTGAAGTTCCCAAGGGGGTCTATTATAGATTGCTCCTCCATCAAATCCAAAATTAAAGCATGCTTTAAAATTTAATGCCTTTTGAAATTGCATCTTGTGAGGAATTAATTTCAAATATTTTTGAATTACAAAGCCACCATTTTTTGTAGCATCTCCCAAAGAAGTTAAGTTTGTTCGAATGTCATATTTTAAATCACCGCTATCGAGGAGATCTCCATCTTCATCTTCCTTTTTCTTGAATTTAGTGGATCCCGGCAGATAAGTAATTTGTATAGTTTCTGATTCTTCTGCCTTCCCTGTATATTCTTCACTGTCAGACCACTGAGTTTGATAAAACGTAGAATTGTTTTTTTGTAAAATTTTTCTAATCATCATATCATTGCTTTTAACATTTGTAGCAGATACAGGACCCAATGTTGGGATATCTAATTCTTTTGTTGTAAGGTTCGCTAACCAATTATCAAGGTTAATTTCAGGAATATTTCCTAATTTTGCTTGTGCAAGATAAATTTTTCCTAATGCTTCTTGATCTGCCGGTATCTTAAGCCAGCGCCATGGCAAGAAAGTATCTAAACTATTACCAAGAAAATGAGAATAATCTGTCAATTGATATGGCACATCCATATATTCTTCTGTTGCTAAAAATGCATTTTTGACGCTTATTTTTTCTTTAATAGGTGTTTCCAAAGCTTCAGACAATGGTCCTAGAATCTCATCAATTTGTTTTAATATGACGTAGAGTACTGCTGATTGTTCTACATCAGACAAATATTTTCTTGCTGCTTTTGTTTTCAGTATAAATTTAACGTTATAAATACCAGAACTAATATTGTTATATTCATCCGCCATTTCAGATTTTTTATAACTCTTAAACATAAGTTTTTTACCATCAATGCTTACTATTTTTCCTTTCGTCAATTCCTTGACTAAGATGTCAAAACAAACATTTACGATTTTGGTATAGTAATCACCGACAAATTCATTAGCACTTTTTTCTATTGATTTTGCTAGAATATGAGCAAAAATAATATTATTTTTCAAAAGTTCCGACAACTCAAATGATGCAAAAATCAACAAACCACGTATAATATTTTCAAGTATAACAACCCTCATAAAGGCTAAAATAGAAGTTACCTTAATCGATTTTGATAAAACATTTGGATCGTTAGGGCTGTCTAAGTTTGTTTTACATAATTGATCTTTATATGCTTCATTCGCAGACTGCTTTAAGGAGTTGGAATTTAATATATCACTCAATGTTGCTGCAGCGAGAGCCCCATCCTGTGGGAAACAAATCTTTGCCAAAAACTGCTGCGACGTTGTATTGTTAGAGAGATTTAGCTTGTCAAAAATATCAATATTGAAAATCTCTGAGTCGGCAATATTTTTTAACATTCGATCAACTGCAGAAGCAAAAACTAAATCATAAATCTTTAAGCATGATTTTTCAAACTTTTCTCTACGGCCAGTGAGAGGAGAAATTACTTGGACATCTTCTGGCATTGGTACCACTAGATCATCAACTCCGTCGCCGTCAGTATCGAGCCCAAATGTACTCAACAGAATATTTGTTTGAAGGTTTTTATCAGAAAAAGAAAGATCTTGCAAAGAAGTCGATAATACTTTGCTTAAAAGATATTGTTGTAAACTTAAACGCTTTGCAGTATCAATATCATCAATATTTAATCCAGATTCATTTTTTACATTTTTTGTTTCTGCTGCTCGGCTAAAATCTTCAATATATTCAAGCCACTCTGTGTTTAATCCAAGTCTAAAATTTAAATCTACATTAACTAATTGAACTTCAAAAGGTATATTATCTGCGCTATTGGCTGGGGGTGATGTCGGAGTAAAATTACTATTATGATTATATAATCTAAAGTGTATCTGATCCAAAGGTATGTTCGAATAAATCGATTTTAATTCTTCGCTTGATTTAGGGGCAACCTGTTGAATAAAATCATTTGCTTTTAATTGAATATATTTAGGATAATTAATTTCCACTAGTTTTGACGTCTCAGGAGTATTTTCCTTTAATTCATTGACCGTAAGTTGGGCTGCTGCTTCTATATAAGGCAACATAACAACATCATTTGTATAAAATATATCTTTTTCTAGCGCCCCTTTTGGACTAGGGAATAAATTTAAACTATAGTAATATAATTTGCTCCAATCTGGGCCATATTGTTTTTGTAAATATAGTTGTAATTCTTGACTAAGACTAGATTTTTCATCATCGTTTAGGCCACCGAATAAATCTGCTCCTTCAGAAAGGATTTGATCAAAATCTTGTTCTTCGGCTGCAAAGCCTGTTCCCCCAATTGATCCTATATAATCTGGTGGTGAATAAGGAAGATTATCTTTTATGTTTTCAATATAATTGTCTATAACATCCAAGAAGCTCGGTATTTGATCTTCATCAATACTGAAGCCATCAATAGTTTCATCCCATGCTTCTTGCGGCAACAACCCAGCTGAGTCTTCGCCGAAATTAATATATTGCTCTTTCAAAAATTGCACAGCGTCTTCTCTATATTTAGAAGTATATACTTTTGCTTGTATATCTACTGGAAGATATGTGGAATAGTTTGCCTCTATTAATTTATGATTATCAATCATAGTAAAATGACGTTTTGCTGGTTCGTTGCTGCTAAGTAAAAATTCTGTTTCTGGCTTATAACCATTTAGCATATTTGGAATTATGTTAATTGGGCTTCGTGAAAGAATATTTGAATTATCTATTTTCAAGCTTGTTTGTAGTTTTTTATTTACAACTCTCTTGTTTATATCATTTCGTGGCCACGATTTTCTTGATTGTTTACCAAAATCAACGAGATAAGGTTTCTTACCTTCAAATGCCAATTTGACAGCTGTTGGTCCGTCAGCCGGGAATAAATACGGCTCCAATGCCTCTTCTGGCACAAAACCTTCTGGCGCGCCATCTGGTTGTTTAGTTTGATTATCTATAATTTCTTCTAGCTCGCTGGTGCTTTTTCTATCTAAATGAGGTGGCAAGAGCGCTCTAGAATAAGAACCAGCCCCTAGGCCATTAGTAGTTAAATAATCTCTTCCAAGCTGGGGCTGCCTAGGCAAGTCACCACCTCCAGGTATATGCTCGACATCCACAAATAATTCTTTTGCACCACGAACTTCCATATCGAATTTTACGGCGACACCATCTACCATTTGGCCAATCACTGAGTCTGCCATTTGCTCCATATGGGGTGTATTTAAAATACTTTCATTTCCAGTATTACCTACCGCACATAATATGGGAGTGACCTCTGATAAAAGCTCGTCATTCAACAAGTCATTTAATGCTTCGAGGCGCCTCTTGTCTCTTTCGGTGTTTCCAGAAATAATTTGTTCACACTCTTCCTTGGAAAAGCCTTTCTTTTCTAATTGTTGACAATACCATTCATCTTGTAATTTATTTTCACAATAATTTGCAACATTAGACAAATTTTTTGAAAGCTCAATGCAAAAAGAAAGGTCGATAAACATACCCAAGCCTTTGAAAAAAGCTTTTATTTTATCAGTATTTGATAATACTATTTTAATATTTTCCAATTCGGAAGTTCGAACAATTTTTAAAACTAATTTATAAATTGGACTTTTGGCTGTGCCCAATAGCATAGCGCATACCTCTGAGGGTCTTAGGGCTAATGATAGTTCATCCATTAGTTCTAGCGCCTCACTTGTCAATATGGTTGTTGGGATCTCATTCATCGTCTCCAAGATATGACTTATGATATCGATATCAGTTCGAGGATCTCTTAAAAGACGATATATATCAAGTGTGCCTGGCTTATTTGTTTGCAATCCATCCAGCACTGTAGGAGGCATCAACACTGATCTCGTTGCAAATCTTTGCTCATCTGTTAGATCTTCTGCAAAAGTAGAGTCTACACCTAGATTATCATTTGCATTATTTTCTTTACTGCCTATGTTGGATAATATAGCACCCAAGTCAATATCTGCACAAGTATTTAAAAATTCAGTCATAACAGATTTAAAAAGTGAAGTAATCGTATCAACAAGGGCCGCAGCTGCAGATTCAACTACAACATCAATCTCTAACAATGGATCATCATTATCCATTGGCAACTCTGCCATTTCAAAAGTTGGTGGGGCTACCGAAATCTTAAATACATCATCAACTTCTGCTTCCAAAGTCTTATCAAATGTTGAAGCTTTTAATTTTGCTCCTAAATCAAAACCAAGCACTTGCGCATCAAGCTCAGCAGAAATTTCTGTGCCCGACATCTCGTCTAGTAATTCTAATACACAATCTTCAATGCCCATTTCTTTTAAGATGCCCATCAATCTATTTGTTAATTCTTTATCTAGGGCATCTTTTTTGTCTTTTGCAGCGGAAGAATCAGATACTAAATTTTTCACTGCATTTGTAGGTTGTTCTTCAAACTCTGTTGTTAGGTTGTCTATTTCACTAAAATCTTCTACAATCAATTCCTGTTCTTGTACAAAAGATCCTAAATCTTCGCTATTTACATTAATCCCAGTTTCTAATCCTGCTAGCTCAATTTCAGAATATATTACTTTATTTTCATAGAAATCATACTCCGATTCCAATAATTCTATTCTAGAAGCCAATTCAGGGCTTATATTTTCTACTTGACATTTTACAGCTAAATCTGCTTGGAATTTACTATTGAAGAGTAGTTTTTTAAGATCAACATATCCCAAAGACTTAAGAGTTTGTTTTCTAGCTAATAAATTAATTTCTGCTTGTGGAATAAATTTCATAACGCATGATTGAGCCGCAAAAACAAATTCTTCAAAATTAACTTTGTTTAAGACAGTATCATACATCATCTCTGAATTTGATATTCTTTGCAGTGCCTCAAAATCGTCTAGAACCGAATCGTTATTTGGTATTTGAACACTTCTTCTTTCCTCATATTTTTTTTCTTTCAATACAGGATCGATAAGCTTTTCGTTTTCTTTTTGAACCTCTGCTTTTGTTTTATAAGTCTTGGCTTCCGTTGACAAAAGATCTTCTTCTTTAGGCGTCTTAGGTTGTGTTGGGAATTGTTTTTTCTTTGATGCATCAGAAGCTTCATTAAGAACAATTTCAGGAGGAGGATAAGTAAACTTTACTACCATATCTAAGCCATGGTATTTCTTTTTATTTATCGCATCTTTTATCTCCGGGTAGTAGCGTAGATATGCGTTAATATTTGGCTTAGAAAATGGCTCTTCTTTGCCAAAACAATTAATACCTTTTCTTAGATATTTTGATATTATCTGGCCATCTTCTTTTCTCTGCAATATGGCAGTTTTTAATCTATATTCTTGATCAAATCCAATTGCTAATACATCTCGTTTTTTTAGATCTAGTTTTTCATCGTTTAACTTTAATAGATCCTGTAATTTTGGCAAAACTTGATCAAATATTTTTACATCTTCATCGAAATTAGGTTCCGGAACTAATGCATATCCGTCTTTTGCAGCTCGGGTGGCGCGTCGCTTAAAATCCTTGCCAATAATCTTCTTTAGTCTCTTTATTGTTGTTTTTAATCTATTTGTCTTTATAATCCACCAGAAACCTACATCTTGAACCGCAAGACCTTCTGTTTTTTCAGTAAGTTTTTCTAATCTTGGGACGGCTGCTCTAAATTCATTAATTTCGAGAGATGGATGTTCAAAATATGTACGCGGAATAGCTACAAGATATTTTATTAATTTATCTTGTCTATCAGATGACCATCTTTCTTTAATGGTTGCAAATAGACCATTGTTCAATTTGAGCAACTTTCCTACAAACGATACTGGCTGCTGATTAGAAGTGATCGCGGTCTCAGGAGGCAAAGTTATATTTGACTTTTTGCCATAATATGATAAAAGCTGTGCCGCGCCTTTAAAAATTATATCATAATCAGATGCGCTGCTATCAGTTTTGTATTCTAGCGCAATATTATAGGTGTTCTCTTTTTCATCTAGATATGGTTCGTATTCATCTAGATTTGTCCAATCTGGAGCGATATAGCTTTCATTTGGCTCTGGTACTTCAATTTTAGGTAATTCCAAATCAAAAGAAAAATCTGTGTCCGGCTGTATTGTTACGTAAGACCTCATCTCATTAATGTAAGATGAATATCTCTTCAAAACTCTAGAATCAACAAATCCAACTAGGCCAATATTATTAACAAAATCTTTTGAGTTCGGAGCATCTAAAATTCTTACTTTAGAAAAAATTGCATTTTTTCCAAAACCCTCCGCCAATACTTCAACTTTGGTATGATGTGATAATTGAGCCAATACTCTGGAGGCTGCTCCTTTAAACTCTGTTTGATCAAGATTAAAAGTCTTTTCTTCTACTTGCTGAAAATTTTCAACTTGTTTTTGTATAAAGATGGTATCGTATCCATCTTTTAGTTTTGAATTCGTAACCGAAGACTTTACATACCCTTCTCTTAAGAGCAGTTTTTGATTTTGATTTTTGTTCGGATCCGAAGAAATATCAACAAAGTGAGTGCCTATTATTGTACCATCTGGAGGATCTTCATAACCAGGGTTTAAAAGTAATGCAGTTCCAGATGGAATTACGTTTTCAACAGTTGATGTTGTGACTGTTGTATAGGGTTCTTTTGAGAGAGCCTCAATTATATTAATTCTAGTTTGCCCTATTTCAAACACGTGTGGATATTTTGAAATAAATGCAACATAATCTGCCTCGTTGACTACCCTCTTGTCATTATTGATAGAAATTTCAATTTTTCTATTTTTAAACTCTGGGTTCTCTTCTTCGCCCTCGGGTGTTTCTATTGTTGCCGGCAATAAAGTTCCTTCAGATACTCCCTTAAAAGAATTGCCAAGCACGCTTTCTAGTACATTTTCAACATTGAAAGGGGGTCCAAATTCAACAATTTGTCTAACTAAATAATAGATTGTTAAAAAGCCATTATTTTTGATACTACTTGGAGCATTGGGATCTTCAATTAAATTTTTACCATTAAAATCATATAACGTTTCTTCTAATGTTTTATCTTCAAAATCGCCGGTAATATAGGCATTTTCATATTGAGTTAAATTGACACCTTCGAGCTGTGTTGGTAATACAGTAAGCCGCTCAAGATCCGCAGTTCTTCCTAATGCTTCAAGTCTCTCAAGATAGTTTGCTGCTTTTGGGGCATCAACTAATTTTAAATCATCTAATGTTATTAATTTTTCTGGCATTGTTTTGCTTAATTTGTGTTGTTATTTCTAGAGTTTATATACTTTTTGGCGCCTTTATTTAAGTAATTATTACTTAATTTTTTTAAATTCGATTTATGTCTTGCTAAAGAAGCCGCCGTATTTCCAAACTGCTTGTTTGCAACACTTGGCCCAACGAACGGTAAGACGTCAATATCAGGACTGGTTACTATTGCCCCGAAAGGACTTCGATGATAATGATTCATAACACCTTCGTTAAATTGAAGCTGATAGTTAATATAATTAATTAATGTTCCATCTAAAACAGATATCTTATGCACAAGTTGCTCTAGGAAATCTGCTAAATTATCTCCCTTTACTAAAGGCTGCATATCTGCATCATCATTTCCGGCTATTAAATCAATTCCGGAAGCAGATTTAACAAGTCCACCTTGTGAGTTTTTTGGATCGGTAGCAGTTACTAATTTTATACCTTGTCGCGAAATAATACGAATATCATCTGCTTTTATGGCAATTGCAGATTTAGCTACAGAATTGCCTAATTTACCTTCAGCCAATTTAAAATAGCTATCAATATCGGCCTTTTGAGATATATAGATCCTGGCAGCGTCTCTTCTTAGATCCGGATCTGCATAAAGCTTTTCGCCTTTTTTGTTGACATCTTTCGCATCTGCACCCATTCGGCCGACGCATATATCAATCATTCCTGCTTGTGTATCGCCTTTGCCTCCATATCCACTAGTACGATCGCCTGGGCGGTCGCGACCCATAATAATAAAAGTATTGTTTTTGCCTTCTCTGACAATTTCACAATCAGCTTTTATATATGAAGGAATTGGTTCTACCAGATCCGAATTATTTATTCCGCGGCCTTTAGTAGTGCCAGCCGTTTTTTCAAGAAATTTTTTTTTAAAAAGCGATAAAAAATTTAATTGTATTGCAAATTTAGCCATTATTCAAAAGGACTTCCCGACCATATTTTGTCATTAGTTAAGCGATTAGTTTTAGTACTTTTTTCAACTACTTTTACAGCATAATTACCATCTGTTACGAAATCTTCCCCAGTATACCATGCTTTTCTGGTTAGTTGAACTTCCCAGTGCCAGGCTTCTCCTTTATAAGGAGTAATCCCAAACTTATGTGCATTTTTCATCATCCAAATATGTAACTTTGTTTTTCTTTGTGCACTATTTGTTTTTGAAACCGGCTGTACAATAGTGCCAGTTGAATCTTTATAATATATATCAAACGCACATCCTGTTTCGTGCGGACTATTAAAAGCTCTATAAGTACGTCCAGCCCTAACACTCCCATATTCGTCAATTAAATATAAATCGAATAATGCTTTAATCGAAATGTTTGGATCTCTTTCTAGTGCTTTTTTGACTGATGGATAATTTTTTCCTCTTCTACCTCGAAGCCACTTATATCTTAATTCGCCGGGTTCTCTAATCCCAGAAGCCAGATGTATTTTTGGCCTTCCGGTTTCCTTTACCCAAGCTTGATTCATTAATTCAATTCTTTTAGCTACTAGCGTATGAACTTGGCGGCCGCGATATTTTACCAGCAATTCAGGTTTTAAAAATTTTTGAATAAAAGCACCATTTCTTACACGATTTTCCTCATATGGTGTCGCAGGCAACAACTCTACAATAGTATTATCAAATTTATATTCTTTTATATGTTCAAAGCCAATTGATGATGGCTGAAAGCCGCCTTGATTTCTACCCGAACTTTTATCACAACCGGGTGTGGCGGAATTTGATAAGTTAGGAGATACAACTGCTGGGGGTAGCGGCGAGGGTGAGGCTGCTTTAGCTAGAATTCCTAATTTTTTTTCGTATTTCCGCAATGGAGTTTCAGCATATTTTAATTCTTGCTTTTTGATATTAAGCAATTTTTTTACTTTTTCTGCTTCTGCATGCGCTGGTGTTCCCTTTACAGCAGTACTTGTTAATCCTTCTATTTGAAGTTCCAAATCCTCGACTTCTTTTCTTTTCATCTCGTATATTTGTCTATAAGCATCTAATTTTTTCTGCTGCATTGTTGACAACTTAGGAGTTTGTTTGACATTTTTTGCTTCAGAAGCCTCATCAGATTGTTTGATACTATCTGCAGTTACGTCGGCTGCAGTTTGAACAAAAGTACTCCACTCTGATGTTTTTACATTTTCTGTAACTTTCTCGTCAATTGCTTTTTTTTCTGCTGCTGATGCATCCGAAATTTCTTTTTCGGCTGTGCTTAAAGGAGGATTGGTTGATCCAGGATTTTTCTTAAATCTCTCAAGCTCATTTGCTATATTTTTTAGTGTTACAAATCGACCATGAGGCCATACGGCGTAACGAACACGAGAGGTTTCCCAGCTCCAAAAACCTAATGCTTTCTTGTAGTCAACACGCTTTTGTGCTTCATCACCTAATAGCCAGCCGGTTCTTCTGATAATCTCTTCCGGTGGCTTAGGAGACTTAGCATATTGAGGATACATTGTTTCATATCCACCTCCATACGTACTTCCCATAGCTAATATATTTTTAAAGCCTGCATCTTTATATGCTTGCAGACCTATAATCATACCTCTTGGTTTGTATTTAGCCTTTGCCCGATAAGACTGGGGGATTACAAAGTCTGCACCATTCATAGATGATAAGGCCAATTTTTTAAACCATATTGGCATTTCATAGCTCGAAACACCACAACACAAACCATATTTTCTGGCTTGTTGCATACTTTTGTCCATCCAATTCTTTGTTAGACGCGCAATAGTCTCTTTGCTGTCTTTTCCCATCATATCAGCTTCCGGATCATAGATGACCCCTAGACATCCAGTTTCATATGCCAAAGGAAAGATAAAAGATATCATTTCATCAAGTTTTCTAAGATTAGGATAAGCCCAAAGATAGACTCTGATGCCCGCATTATGAAAATCTTTGACAAATTGTCTCAATTTTTCTTTATCCGCTACTGTATCTTTCTTTCCCTTGGCATTGACGCTTGGCCATCGTTGCCACAGGCCCAAAACAGCAACCCAATCTAGGCCGGCTTCAACTGCTATCTTAACAGGGTATCTCTTTCCTCTAGACGGTGTTAGGTTGGTAAACAAGCCTTTACCTACAGGCAACGTACCTCTTTCTTTTTCTAAATTAACAGGTGTTCGAATGTTCTGTAAATCGGGAAAATTCCCAACAATGTCGACATTAATCTTGCTGAGAGATAAACCTTTAGCAGACGAGGCGCCAAATATCGCATTTCCACAAGCATCAAAACTTGAGCGTGCAGTCTGTGTTGATATTTGCTCCTCTATATTATTGATTTGCCCTTCTTTGAGACCTCCAAGTAAAACTCCTTGATCTAGATTTTCAATATCCTCGAAAGTAACCCAAACAACTTCTCCAGGCTTTGGTTCATTAACACCAGTATTTTGTGCTGTGAACGTTGGAAACTTATTGATGGCTGAATGATCTGCGCCTACTCCGTCTTCAGTACCTAAACTTTTTGGAGTTGGCAAGATAGAGCCATGTATCTCAGGAATCATTGCTTTAATCGCTACTAAGCGTATTTCTTCTTCAGATCCAAATAGTTGTGCTAATTGATCTGCCCAAGACATTGCCGCTTCTTTATCTTCACCGATAGGATTCTCAACGCGAAGAACGATTGCTTTAAAGCGCGTAACTCCCTTGGTACTATCGTTTTTAAAACGATCTCTAAGTTCTTTTCTTAAGATTTCAAGCGGATCAGAGTTTGTAGTATAGATTGGCTGTGATTTCTTCTTCCATAAAGGATTTAAAGTACCATACGAGTATCCCAATTCGGTAAGAATATCGGCCATTGATTATTCTACTCCTATCAGATCATATAGGGATTCTTTATCCGCATCAGATAAACCTTCTTTATTGGAGGTCTTCTTGTGGACCAAGGTGCTTATTTTTACTAATTGTTCGTTTGATCTTTGTAGGGTTTCAAGATATTTAGCAGCTACTTGTCCAATCTCTTTATGTTCGTGCTTATCATTTTGTATATGATTCATCACGTCAATCAACAACGTTGAGGCCATTGCTCGATCTTGTCTTATGTTTTGGAGACCTTCTTCTATTAGCGCGTCAATATTGTTATCTAAATTTCGTCTTTTTCCCATTTATTTTTAAAAGCCCTATATTTTTGTCTTATCTTATTAAGGTTGTTGACAACTTGTTTAGTGTTTAAGCCAGTGATTTCCCTAATGTATAGATAAATAGCTTTTTTATTAAAAATTTGAATATCCGGGGCTGAGTCAAATAATATTTTTATCGCTTCTAGGACTTTTCTTTCATTTTCTTTTAAATCAAGATTTTCCCACTTACAAATCTCATTTTGAAGATGTTGCATAAACTCTTGTCTTGTTCTATCTTCTATGTAGCTATTTTCAATTACTAAGTTTTCATATTTGTCTGTAGCTACGTGCACACAATCATCAATATTCCTTTCTCTTTTTAGCTTTTTTGAATTTTGTTTAACTTTGTGAATAAACCAATTTTTCGTAATAACACTAAAATAAGAGAAAGCTTTTGACTTTCTATTCGGATCATATTTGTCCAAGATAGTAGTGAGCCAGATTTTACAATCATCTTTTAGGTAATCAATATTGGGCAAATTTGTAAATTTGTAAGTATAAACAATTTTATCCACCATTTCGCTAAATGCTGGTCCTATAAATTCACCGTAAAGTTTTGCTCTTTCTGCCTTTGAGTCACTGAGGGCATATGCTATGATTGCATCCTCATGAACTTTGGTAAAATATAAATTTTTAGTTCTTTTTCTCCTAGTTTTTTTAAACTTTGGAGGATTAGTTTTCGTTTCTTGTTTCGAGGTCATTTAATTCATCTTCTTGTTCTATCATCATTTCTTCATCATCAGAAGAAAAATATTTCTCGTAGTAATCGTAATAGTTGTCGATAAGCCTCTTTGAGTGTTTCATAAGTCCTTCTAGGGTCTCATCTCCATAAAACATTTCAAGCTCATATATCTGTACTAAATGTTCAGCAAAATCTTCGTTTTTAGATATTAAATCAGTAAAGTCTTCTTGTATAGTTCTCTTCTCATTAACCAAAAAAAACACATAATAGACAGAAAAAATATTCAAAAGCAAAGAAATAAATAAGAAAAAGTGCAAAAAGCCAAACAAATATACCAACAAGCATGAATTCAGGATTAAAGATAGACTTATAATAAAATTATTAATTTTCATAAATTACACTCTTGGCTTCTTTTTTGTTGGTTCTTAAGATTTCTCTATTTTCTTCTATAGCTTGTCTTGTGATTTCTCCAACTTTATGATCAACGACTTTCGGATCTTCACTTTTTATAAAAACTTTATTAATTTGTTTTTTTAAGCAATTTGCTTGTTTGCATTCAGGACAGTCAAGCAAATTTTCTTTTATACCATGGTATGCTCGAAAGACGTGATCACATTTTTCACACGAATAATAGTATTTAGGCATCAGTATCAGTCAAAGTTTCATAATCATCGTGATTCATTTTAACAACAGGAGGATTCATAACAAACAATTCTTGATTTTCATTTGCTTTAAAATTGAATCCTTTTAGCACTGGTACAATATCACTCTGCTCCATTAAAGACTTTTGTAGCGCCATCATAACTGCGCCAAGGGCTTCATCTGAAAGTTTAAACATTATTAATCTCCTTTAAAATATATTTTTTAATAATTCTGCACATTCCTGCGCAGTACTGTTTACTGTATCTGTTACACAATTATTTTTTGTTTCTAAAATTATCATTTGCTTCATTTACTGCATTCAAAACTACAGATTTTACATCTGCTTTTTCAGCAATTTTTATCATCGCATTGACATCTTTAGGAAAACACTTTCCTCCATAGCCACGATTATTAGCAAAAACAGCGGTGTGCATACGATTAACGCGAGGGTCATTAAGCCACAACTCCCTAACCCTGTTCCAATCAGTCCCCAGGGCTTTACATATATCATACATTTCATTGCAAAAAGTTACCTTAGTGGCATAAAAAGTATTAGCTACATATTTTACCATCTCCGCTGTATTGTGGTCTGTGACCAAATATCTTTTAGTTGGGCCACCTACTTTCATATAAAGATCTAATACTTGAGAACAATCAGAGCCATTGCCGCCAAAAATATAATGCGGCATCTCTTTAACATCAGTATCAAACTTATATGGACTCCAATATTTTGATTCGCCGGCGAACTCTGGTGAGAAAACTATTTTTTTATTATACTTCATCGCCAATGCTTTGGTAGTGCCAACTGCGACAGTAGATTTAATAATTATCAAATCTGTCTCTAATTTTGAAACGGCATTCTCTACTAAAGAAATATCACAAGATCCGTCAGGCAACATCTCAGTTGGAAGACAAACCACTGCACAATCTGCTTTTTCATTTATTTCTTCTATGGAATGAGTACAAACTTCCGGATTTAGATCATACGTCATCATATTATAATGATTCTCGAAAAACCCAAACATAGCGTTTCCTACATATCCACGCCCGATGATTGCAATTGTTTTCATATTCTATCCTTTTACAGTTTTTTTAAAATTGGATGCGAGTCTTTTACTACTCCAGTTGGAATATTATACTTCATATTATGAACTAATTTAATAGATGTTTTTACATCATCAATATTAAATCCATTTCCTTTTAAAATCTCTTCATAACTTTTTGTATGCAACTCGGTAAATCCAGTACTAAATTCAAATTCTTTCTCATCGATGCTTAGAGACCGATAAGTTGTTTTTCCTTGCTTTTTTACTTCGATAGGAAGATACTTTGAGTTGCAACTCAAAAGCCATCTAACATTGGCATTCTCTAAACGAAGTATCCCAGACCATATATCATTTTTAGCAACGTGTACTTCATTTTTAATTACATCGCCAAAGATCCATGTAAGCATATCAAAAAAGTGTATACCTATATTGGTTGGTAATCCGCCGGATTTATTTTTGTCTCCTTTCCAAGAATAATGATACCACAAGCCTCTTGAAGTAAGATAAGTTAAATCAACATCATATACTTTGCTCTTGTCAACTGTCTGTTTCAGCTCTCTAATTGAATCGTGAAGTCGCAATTGCAAAATATTATTAATCTTCTTGCCACTTTCATCCTCTAGTAATTGTAAGTAATCTAGATTTTCAGGATTTAAAACCATTGGTTTTTCACAAATTACATTTACTTCATTTCTTAAAGCTAAGCGAACATGTGCATCGTGTAAATAATTCGGAGAACATATACTAATATAATCTAATGCTTTTCCTTTTCTTCTTAGCTTATCTACATGTCTATCAAACCTCTCAATCTCCGTAAAGAAAGACGCTTTAGGAAAATATGAGTCGATTATACCTACTGAATCATTAGGATCTAAGGCAGCTTCTAATGTGTTGCCAGTCTCTTTTATTGCTTTCATATGACGTGGAGCAATATAACCTGCTGCTCCTATTAAACCAAATTTTTTCATTATTACCTCGTAAAGAAATTTATTACTGTTTCAACAATTATATCACGTTCTTCTTCTGAAAGTCCAGGATAAATTGGTAAAGAAAGCACTTCATTGCATCTTTTTTCTGCTTCAGGTAAAGATATATCGCAATCAAAAACTTTCTGTTTGTGTAAAGCTTTCGGATAATATATGGCATTTCCGATCTGGTGCGTATCGAGCCATTTTTTTAATTCATCTCTTTTGTCTGTCCTTAATGTGTACTGATTCCAAGAATGGCCGTGAACAGCGTGAGGTAATTTTAATGCCTCTAAATCTTTAAAATGTTTAGTGTAATACATTGCATTATCTCTTCTTTTGTCTATCCAAGCATCCAGCTCAGGAAGCAAAACCGACAATATTGCTGCTTGTAACGTATCTAATCTAAAATTGCCGCCCAATATTTCGTGTTCGTATTTTTGCTTTGAACCGTGACTTCTGACCATTTTGACTTTTTCTGCCAGATTATCCCGCGAAGTAGCAACAGCTCCTCCGTCGCCAAAACAACCTAAGTTTTTAGCAGGAAAGAAACTAAACGTTGAAATATCGCCGTATGTGCCAACTTTTTTATTTTTCCACTCACTTCCTAAAGACTGTGCGCAATCTTCAATTAGATATATACCTTCTTGATTGCAATACTCTTGTAAGTCGGATAAATTATTTGGCTCTCCAAATAAATGTACAGCTAATATACCCCTAGTTTTTGCCGTTTTAGCGGCTTTATAATCCTCAATGGAGGGATGGAATGAATCAGCACTTAAATCAACGAAAATAGGCCTTAAACCAGCGCGTATGATTGATGTAGCCGAAGCTGCGAAAGTGAATGATGTGACTAGGATTTCATCACCTCTTTCTAAACCAAGGGATAAAAATGAAGCTAATAGTGCATCAGTGCCACTTGAAACTCCGATTACATTTGAGATATTTAAATAATTTGATAATTCATCTTCAAATTTTTTTACATCTGGTCCGTTGATAAATTTAGCTTCTCGCAGGCATCGATCAAATGCACTTTTTAATTCATCCACTGATTTATTTAAAATTCGATTTAGATCAAATAAGGGTATCATACATAAATCTTTGTTTTTATAGATTTATATATTACACTAGAAGGATCTAAATGTAAATCTAAATAGAATCTTTTTTTTCGTTTTGGCGCGGGGGATAAAAGCCATTTTATATCTTCATCTTCTAGGCTTGATCTTTTAACAAAGCCTTCCTGCTCTGTTTCTATCCATTCTATTTTATTTCTCAATATTAAAGCTTTTTTTCCAAAAAACGGAGTAGTTTTTTGTATACCACCAGAATCAGTTATAAAAAATTTAGAATTAGATAAGTTTTCTACCATTTTGGTATAGACGCAAGAATCATAAATTTCAATATTTTCCGGAATACATATTTTTTTTAAAAACGGCTTTGTTCTATGATGTACAAAAAATTTTATTTTATATGGAATTCTTGAACAAAAATTCATTACACTTTTTAAACGTTCAATATCGATATTTGATTGTCTATGGAGTGTCATAATGCCAAAATTACCAGACGTTATCTCCGGATCCAAGCTGTTAAGAAGCTCATATTCTAGATCTCCACAATATATTCCATCTTTTAAATTTTTTAATGCGCCCGTAGAAGAACAAAATTTTAAATCAGCCACAGTATCTGCGAATATTCTATTAACTTCTTCCGGAACCTTATGATCGCCACATCTTAGTCCTGCTTCTATATGAACCACTGGTATTTTTAATTTGTAAGATACTAACGAAGCGCATAAAGAAGAATTTGTATCTCCATAAGTTAAAACAACATCTGGTCTTTCTTTGTTTAGGATATCTTGCAATTTTAAGAGTGAGGTCGCCATAAAAGATATTTCATTTTCTTTGTCAGCATCAATAGAATAGTCTATTTTTAAATTTAAATCCTCTATTAGATTTTTTGAAACGTTATCAGAATAATGCTGTAAAGTATCTACGATCTTGTGATTGACACTCATCTGTAAACAAAAATCATAAAATGGTTTAACCTTGATATATTGAGGCCGGGTACCTATAATAGATATTATTTTCATTTTGTTTCAACATCTCCTCGAAATTCAACGGTGCACGTTTGTCTTCCATTCGAAAAAATAGAATTTTGATCGATCTTCATATATTATTTTATTGTCAATATAGTAGAGTTACGGTATTAACTTATTTTTTCTTGCAGCAGAATAACAATCATATAACATAGATAATATATCAGAAGGAATATATTTCTCTAATTGTTCTCCCTTGGGAAGCGCTACAAAAGGAGGTTTAATTCCGCATATTAGCCGACTTCGATCGCGAGAAATGTTATTTAAGCCGTCTGTGTCAAATCCTAGCCTCCAATTATCAGAATGATTCCATTCAACTTTTAAAGAGGAACCTTTTTGACTAGTCAAATTTTTAAACAAAAAACTATCTACGCTGCGTCTGACATGTTGTGGAGAAAGCCTTTTGATTAAATTAGTTTTTATAGCCATGTTCAGGGAACATGGATGAAGACTATGGTCGGGTATGTGGGAAATCCGACATAAATTATGATCAAATATTGCACTTTTTTTATTTGTAATATCATAAAAGAAGCCATTTTTAGATTGAACCCAGTCAATATTTTTATCTTTCTTAAAGATATCATTTGTTTCTTTTAAACGATATGGTTGTGCATAACAATCAGCTGCCTGTAACAAAAAACATTTTGAAGAGTCACTGGACATATTAGCTAGCTGCTTCCATTTAAGTGATAATGGTATCCATTGTTTTAAAGAAATATATTCCAATCTCGTGCAGCCATTTTCTTTTAATCTTGAAACATACTCTTTTACTTTTTCTTGACCGAAACATTCTTCTTCTTCTTCGATTATCAATAACTCCCATTTAAAATCAATATCTTTTTGTCGACATAAGCTTTCTAAGGCTAGCCATGCTATTTCTCTACTTCTGTACATTGGAAGACCAACTGTTAATTCTATCATTTTTTTATGTTCCTCGCTGGGTTGCCAGCCATTATGCTATTAGATTCTACATTTTTTGTAACTACGCTGCCGGCGCCTATCTTAGAGCTTTGACCAATAATTAAATTTGGCAGAATTGTTGCATTGGCGCCAATAGATACATTAGATTCAACAATTGTTGGGGGCTCTTCTTTCCACTTGCCTTTTGATGGTGCATATTTATCGTTTGTAAAAACTGTTCCAGGACCAATAAAGACGTTATCTTGGACTATTACATTTTCCGGAATAAAAACACCAAAGCCTATGGAACAATTTTTGCCAATTATTACTTTATGTCCAATTTCTGCAAAAGCACCTACTTTAGTACCTTCGCCTATTTGGGCAGAATCATATATATTCGCAGTCGAATGAATCATTTTCTATTATCCTGTCTATCCCCAAGATGATAAGCTCGTGCTAAAGGATTGAAACTAATAGGAAAACCACACTGTCTTATGGATAAGCTCCATACGACATCGGGAGCGCTCCCATATATGCCAAATGGTTCCACCATCTTTAAAACATCTTGATGAACAACGCAATTAGCTACATACGCAGTCAAAGAATCTTCAATTTCACCAGTAGTAGTATCATAATTTAATCCCCTATGGGTAGCACCAGTTTTTCTACTAGGAAACTGCATCCAGTCTTCGCCAAATTCATGACGCTTTCCCTCTGCATCTGTTAATCGAAAGCCGTACTGGCCGGGCTGTTTATCTTTTAGATATTTAGACATATTAGTATACCAGTCATCATCGGGCAATATGTCATCAGCCAAAAAAGCTATCCATTCTTCTTTTCTTGTCTGCAAGCCTTGGCGCCATTTTCTTGACATATCTTTTTCCCAAGCAGTATAGTTTGAGAATACGCCGCCCAAATCTTCAACTAAATTTTTTAATTCTTCATTGTTAGGCGCAACTAAAGTATAATTTCCATTACAGATCTCTATGCACTTAGGAATAATTTTGCTTAGCAATAATTTCCTTCGTATAGGATTTTGATTTGTAATCTGTACTATTCCTAGATTCATAACTTTAAATTAGACTCTCGACTGCAGCCATCTGCATCGCATCTTTATAGATATCTACTTCTTCTGGCAGTGCTTTTCGAATTGATTCAACTAATGAAACATTTTGCTTTTTCTCGTTGAACTCTTCCGTGACCCAATCTTGTAGTTGTCTAGCTTGTTTCTTGAATCTACCGTGATCTTTAAAAACTTCTCTAATTTGTTTCTTGAATGATCCTTCTTCGGCATATGCCCACTTAGAGTCTGCTTCCAATACTCCTTGCCAAACAGCTTGCTTTTGTATATTCTGTAGTGTGTAATTAACACACGCAAACATAGGCTTAATTCTTTCTTTGCCCTTTTTATTTTTTACGGGCATACAAAGAAAATCTAAGTAACCACTCCACTCCGGAGCAATAATAGGCAATCCTTCATACGCTGCCTCAAACATTGGCAAGCCATAACCTTCACCATGAGAGGTTGACAATAAAGCTTTTATTTTTGGATTACGATAAAGTTCGTGCATCTCTTGGTCAGAAAAGTCACCATGGAGAAGATAAATTTTACATTTTTTATCTTTATAATTCTTTTCTTGCAATATATATTTAATTTTATTTTCTACTGCTGTTCGATCTAAGAAAGAATTTTTTGATAAATTAGTTTTAAGAATTAAACCAACATTTTCTTCATCATAGAATTCCTCAATAAACCATCGAATACAGTTTTCTATATTTTTTCTTGGGCCCCATTGCGCAACATTTAAGAAATTGAAATCTGTCTTTAAATCTAGCTCTAGATCACAACTATCATATTGTTTTACAGGATATCCCACGACATCAATAGGAGTTTCACATATATATTTAATCATCTCTCCTGTATTCGTTATTTGCGCGTCAACTACTGTTTTTTGATAAACTTCTTTTGAATGCTGAGATGGTACAACAATTCTATCCATCAAGTTACCTTTCTCTAGCCAGCCAGGAGCAACTTTAGTTGTTTCAATGCCGGCCGTAACTCCAATATTTACTGGGCATAACTTTTCCCATTCATTAGGAATTGAAACTTGTACACTTACATCGAATGTCTGCTTGTTCTGCAAGGCTGCTTGCGTTTTTTCTATCACACTATCAAGCCAGATACGTTCTTCATCTTTTTCTTCTGCGAGGGCCCAGCCAGTAGTTCCCCAAGATGTAGGAATAAGATAGAGATCTAAATCTTGTTCTTCTCTAAGAGATCTCATAATAAACCTTACGTGCTCGCCATACCCACTTCTAGTTAAAGCAGGTCCTCTAACAATTACTTTTCTCATTTATACCACCTCTTTTAAGGACCAACTTTGATATCCTTTTCTGTTGCTATATGAGCCATATTTTTCATAAGCTTTATCCATAATATCGACCCAACCTTTTTCATAATCTTCAAAATTATAATTTTTATTAACGTGTTCTAAGCCTAGGCGACCAAGTTCTTGGCGCTCTTCGGGAGACATTTCATAGATCTTTAGCAAAGCCTCAACAACTTGCTTGTTATCGAGTCTATCCTCATAAATATAAGGTACATCTTGGGAACCAATTATTGCTTTAGATGATGGTGTAAGGCCAATTCCAAAAAAGTTTTCACCATCAGTTACTTGTTCTTGCAAGCCACCGGTCATATTAGCAATAATAGGAGTTCCACAAGCTAATGATTCTAAAGTAGCCAGACCAAAACCCTCGGCATCAGAAATATTAATAGTACAATCTGCAGCGTTATATAGTTTTGCTAGTATTTGTGGTTCAACTGCTGTTGTCGAAAACATAACTGTGCCATCCATAAGGCCTAGCTCTGTAATAATAGCATTCAAATCCTGACCGTGAGGATCTCTTGGGTTTGTATGCATAATGAGACCCACATTTTCTTTTCCAACTTTTTCAGCAAATTCTGCGAACCAAAATAATAAAGATCCGCTTTGTTTTCTTCTAGCATTTCTATTATTCCAGAAAAATAAGAATTTATCTTTCATTGAAGGTAAGAGTTTAGCTATGTATTCTTTACATTCTGCTTTATCTTGTGGTTTAAAGATATCTTGATTAACAGCATGCGGAAGATAACAAGAATCAACCTCAGGGGCTACCGTTTTGACAATATCGTGAGTTACTTTTGATATTGCAACAATCTGATCACAAGATTTATACCAAACTTTATTAAACTTTGGATAAGGATAGTTATCCCAAACGTGATAATAAATCATTGGGGCTACTGCTCGAATTTCATTTTCAATTTCCCACAGCCAACCAAAAAATCTAGGATCTGTCATAAACCAGACAATATCAGGCTTGAATGTTGCCAGCATACCACGAACCATATCGTGATTTCCATATCCATCAACAGGGTAAATAATCATATCATCTCCCCATTGATCTGTCTTCATTGGCCTGTAATCTTGATGTTTAATCGCTCCACCAAAACAAGCAAACTTATATCTTCCTGTTTTAAGACAGGCTTCGATCATATATTTAGTTTGTGTGCCAACTCCAGATGGTGACAATGGATGATCGCTCAAAACTAAAACTTTAATTTTCTCTACAGAAGCTTCCATATTACGCCTTATTTTATACAATGTTTGGTACCATCATATGGACAGTACGTGCAAGACAATTTATTTTTAATAAAATTTTGTCTTTCAACATTATATAACATCTTTTTAATTAATTTAAGAGCGTTGTCGATTTTTTTTGGGCCGGCCTTTACTTCAAATATTTCAACTTGATTATTTTTAGCAGTTCTTTTCAATAAAGCGAAATGAGTCTTTATCTTTGAAGGATCAATATTATGCTTCTTGGCATAAAAGTGCTTATATAAAGTTAATTGATATGACAGCATTCGATCGGTTTTCTTTTTTGAATTCCATCCCCAAGAACAGGATTTCCAGTCAATTATATGGTAATACTCATCTTTTTTTAGTACAAGGTCAATAAAGCCTTTAAAATTATAATCTACTCCATCGATCGGCACCATTAGTTCTTCTTCGGTAGCACAAACTTCATATTTTTCAAAATATTCTTCTAAACCCGGAAGAAGCTGTGGGGCCAATTGGAGGCCTTGGGCGCGCATATCATTAACTAATTTTGCATCGAAGGTGACTGCTTTATCTTCTTCCTTTAAAATCTTAAGTTCATTCAAGAAATTATTTTCAAATAAACTTTGTGCGTCCTGCTTATCATCAAAAACTAATATCTCTCCAACCGTATGGATTGCTTTTCCAAAGGCAGTATATTCATTGCCTTTAAAGACTTTAATCTTGTCAATGTAATCTAGTTTGTGCTTCCAGGTGCACTCATCCCAAGTTTTTACCTCGGAAAACGAAACGTGTGTTTTTTTCATAATATTAAAATAGGCTTCTTATCTTATTAAATAATTTAGGACTTATAGTAACTAATTCCTGATCATCTCCAAGGGCATATTCTTCAAAGCCAGTTGCAAAATATTCTCTTAAAGACGTTGCAGCATATGGATTAATAAAAAGTCCATACTTAGTTAAATTATTAAACTTTTCATATCCTACCACATTTAATAAAAAATTGTCAAGCTTTTTATTGTAACTAATATTATCGAAATCATATTTTTGTGTTTCAAATCCTTCGTATCTAAGAATTTTTTCTAATTGGTCACGCTTAGATAGAAATTCGTCCATAATGTTACGATCGCCATATATTTCTTTAGCATATTTTTTTTCTAAAGCATGCGCATATTCGTGAACTATATCATCCAACATATCCATAAGATTATCTTGCTCATTGGTAAGATACAGGCTATCGTTGTGATAAAACGCATTAACTTGTTTCTTGGCAAATATAGGACTATCCAAGACAATAATCGATTTAATTAAATCAGCCGGCGGTTTTGGTAATGTATTGTGTATTGAAACTATTAATTCATCAATATCAATCTCATTTGTTAATTTATCTTTTAAAAAAAGCGGTATTGATCCAAATAAGATATATTCTTTTTTCTGATGTTTCTTTATCTTATCAAGTATCTTGTTCATCTTCTATGTTTAAATCAGTTAATGCCTGTTCATAGCCTCTAAAGAAGTTCTCTTCAGCGACAACTAATAAAAATTCAGGAAATTCCTCAGCCATCACGTTGACAATCATTTCAACTGTCACATTACCATCTTTTGGGCCCAATGAATTTCCAACGTACTCAACTAGCCATCTTTTTAACTCTGTATCTGGCATTGGAACTTCCATCAAAAGAGGGTTATTTTCTTCTTGTATATTCATTTTATTTCCTTTTAGTATGGATAGATACCAACTCTAGCAAAAGCAAATACTTTTGTTAAAGTATTTTTGATGCCAGTGTAGCCACTCTTGATCTCTCACCCTTCTGTAGGGTAATGTGCCCTGCTATTTCGTGTTCTTTAAACTTCTCAATAGCGTATGAAAGACCATTTGAAGTAGCATCAATATAGGTGTTATCAATCTGTTCAATGTCGCCAGTGAGAATAATCTTTGAGTTCTCGCCAATTCTTGTGACAATTGTTTTAAGCTCGTGAACAGTAAGATTCTGAGCTTCATCAATGATGACAAAAGCATTGGAAATAGAGCGACCACGAATATAAGTGAGAGCCTCAATCTCAATTGTGCCTTGTTCCATCATTAGAGCCATTGTATCTTTGCGATCTCCCATCAAGAACTCTAGGTTGTCTTGTACCGGCATTAACCAAGGATGCATTTTCTCCTCAAGGGTTCCCGGCAAGAAACCAATATCCTTGCCTAGCGGCTGTACAGGGCGCGATACCACAAGCTTCTTGTATATATTCTGCTCTAAAACCTGATCTAATCCAGCAGCTATAGCCAGAAGTGTTTTACCACAGCCTGCGGCGCCAATCATTGAAATCACAGGGATATCTGTGTTCATTAGCATATCAAGAGCAAATGCTTGTTCTTTATTTCTTGCTCTCAAGCCCCATATACCTTTGTTTTTGTACTCGTTTATCTTTTTGAGTGGAGTATTGGTGTTAATAAATTTTGCCAAAGCAGTATGTTTTGGATTTGAGTTTGATATCAGCATTATGTATTGATTGGGACTGAAGGTGCCCTCAATATCCTCATCCGTGATATTCTCCCCAGCATAGAATCTATCTACGATCTGATCGTCAACTAAATGGCTCTTAAAGCCCTCGTAAAGCTCTTGGACATTAGATACTACCTGATCCTCTATATAATCCTCTGAAGGTATCATTAGTGCGTCGCATTTAATGCGCATATTGATATCTCGCGAGATAACGATAACCTTTCTTTTAGGATTATCTCTTTTTTCAGTTAGCGCAGTTGTAACAATTTGATTATCTGCGTTGGTTTCGTCTAGACCAAGAGGCATCATTTCAGGATCATACATTTTGACTGACAAAATGCCTTTTCCTTTGCCTAGGCGGATTCCTTTGTGTAGGTTTCCTTTCTCTCTTAGTTCATCTAATATGCGAATTGATGCTCTAGCGTTTAATCCAACTCCATCTTGTCGTTTTTTGTGTTTATCAATCTCTTCTAAAACTTTTAATGGAATTACGATATCGTTATTGTTGAATGAAAATATAGACTTAGCATCAGTTAAGAATACATTCGTATCAAGCACGTAAGTTTTTTTCATTGTTTTCCTTTTGTCACAAGTATTTATAGTACTATGAAATACTTAAAAATTCTTATACTATTATTTTTTCTTGCAAACATAACTAGTTGCGCAACCTCAAATATTCAAACAATGGATCCAGTGGAAAAGCTCTTGGAGACAACCAAGAGGTCTTTTGTGAAAATTGAAGTTTCCGTATGGAGTCTAACTTGCGTTGATAAAGGAAAGGAAAAGGAGTGCACCAAAGAAAAGATAGGCGGAGCTTGGGGCTCGGGATCAGTTATTAAGTATAAAGGCAAAAAACACATCCTAACTGTTGCTCACATATGTGAAAGCGAAAGAATGAACGCAGTAGCACACATAACCCAGCAGAAACTACTATATGATTTCGCTGCTACAGTTGAAGCCAATAGTTGGAATTCATATGGTGCCATACCAATAAAAATTGACCATCAAAATGATATCTGCATCATGTCTGTTGAGGAGATCGATGCGCCTTACCTTAAGATGTCCAATAAAAAGCCAGTATATGGCGAAAAAACATACACTGTGGCCTCTCCGGGAGGGTTGGCTAGGGATGGTATGGTACCGACGTTTGAAGGACGTTTTCTAGGCATCACAGACAATAGAGCATATTACAGTGTGCCGGCAATGGGAGGATCCTCCGGATCCCCTCTAGTGAATAGAAAAGGTGAAATAATAGGCGTTACTCACTCTGTTTATGCTTACTTTCATCATGTTACAGTATCTTCAACGTTTGAAGAACTATGGAACTTCGTCAGCAATTAGAACTTCATAGATTAATGGTTTTTCTGTCTTATAACGTACTGCTTTAAAGTGCGTCCATGTTGATTTTACTATATGTCGAACTTTAGATATTGATTCTACAACGTCAATTTCTATGTTCTTGCAAGTACATGTACCTTTATATAACTTATATAATTCTTTATCACCGCATAACGGACATTCTATAATGGTACGATATAATGGAACATATTCTTCTTCGACTTCTTCTTCTTTAGATGTAAAGCCTAATCCCATATAATAATTAGCCTATTGATTATCAGTGTAGAAATATTCTTTTAAAACTTTTATGTTTTCTTGTGCTTCTGCTAATTTTGAGGTCCACTTTTTGATCTCATCTAAGATTTGAGAATGATCAGCAATACCTACACTGTGTTGAAAATATAATTCTAATGTGGCGATCGCCTCTTCTCTTTGTGCCTCAAAACTTTTAATCGCTGCTCTATAAAAATGATTATCACAATTCATTAAATTCTTCCGCCTCTTTTGTCTTCTCTGTATAAATGATTCCCACTCTATATCTGGGATTGATCTCTTGAATTCGTTTTTGTAGCTTTTCTAACATATAAAATTCTACTGAATTTGGAGAAGCCATATGTTCACGCACATATACAGTCTGTACATCACTGTCATAATGGCAAAAGTCAAACTCTACATTATAATCAATAAAACAATCTGTTGATTCTTCCTGTGTTATTTTTTTTAACAGAGGAATATGTTTACTTTTCTTTTTTCCCATTTATGCCAACTTACTATTGACTTTAATCACGTCCCAATTACTCTTGGGATGCCTTTTGTTTAGTTCAGTTTTATATACGTGTGCTGCCGGCAAAGATTCCGCAAACGTTTTGGCTCTAACCTCTAAAGTTTCAGATCTTTGAGTTAATTGATCAAAAAAAATAAAATAATATAACTTGTCTTTCATCTTAATCCAACAATAATTTTTTATCTTTCTCTTTTATCTCAGAGATCTTTTCATCAATGACGTATTCTTCTAAGTGCATTTCTGCTAAATGAGGATATTTTTTAATCACTTCTTTGAGTGTCAAATTTTCCGTCGCCATTATTTCTTTTATTTTTTTTGCTACGTTTGACATTTTTCTTTTCCTTGACCGGTTCAAAATCAGGATGCAATCTTGTCTTAACCACGAATTGATCTCTAGACGGTAAATAATGTACTTTTACTTGCATTCCTTTGTGGTTATCATCATCTTTCCAGATGCGCAGTAGTTTATTGCGAATTGCATCCGCCGACTCAAACGTTTGATGGTATGAATCTTTTTTCCACGGCTTGTTTAATTTTGCTGGCTTTACTTCTGTCGCTTCTAATTCTTCAGACATATCCAAACCTTACTTGCTCTGCAATGTCTTTACAACGCGATTCATATCGTTGGCCACTTGAGTCTTAAAATTACCTACTTCTCTTCTTAAGATAGCCAACTCATCAACAAGCTGGCTTACTCTATTTGTTAAGTGAGCAATAGTTTCTCTTTGTGCTGTAACGGTTTTATTAAGTTCTGCATTAGTCATAATTGACCTCCTTTAATACAAAGCCAATATAACACACAAATTATACAATGTTAATCTTTAATAAACCAATTTTCTGTTTCAAACTGTTTTAAAAGTTTTCTCAACTCATTTTTATTGATTCCCAACATTGCTGCAGCTTCATTTTTTGTTCTGCATGCGCTATGAGCATATTTCAAAACAGCATCTTTTACGATTGTTGGCAGTTCTTTCCAGAGGTTTAGACCATAGAGTTTACCGTTTACAGCATTTGCTGCTAATTCTAAACGAAGCGCAATAATCTCTTCAAGGGTCAAAGAAGAAAGCATAATTTCAAAGTCAGTTGTAATTTTAGCTTCAGACTTTAGTTTGCTTGAGATAGAATAATAGTCTTGTCCGGGTTTGGAATATTTTTTTCTTTTAAATTTCCACATTTAAATTAACGATTTAAAATATTTCCTACTGCATCACCTTGGTTAGCTTTGCCTGCCAAAGGTCTTAGGCTTTCTGCTTGATCATCAGTAATTTGATTTTGCTCTAAAGCTAAGTCAATTAATTCAGCATCAAATCCACTATCTCCGCCGGCAGTAGCAAGTATCTGGTTTCTATAGTTTGCTCTAGATTGCTCTTCTCCGCCTTTTCTTTCTGGTGGGGTTACTTTTCTTTCTAAGATTTGTTTAAATAATTCTTTTGCAAGTCTTATTTCTCCACTTTTTGACAATTGCATTAATTTTTGCTGACCTTTATCACCGACGCCTTGATCCACAAGAAAATCTTTCATTTTTGTTTCGGCAGCTTCTAGAGCTTTTTTATCTTCTTTTGTTGCGCCGGCGCCTGATTGTGATAATTCTAGCGCTCGGATGTCTTGGGCGTTTGAGACAAACTGAGCTACGTCTTGCATTCTTTGATCGTCAGATGCTACCACTTGTGTTGTGGGGCTTGAGGGGGCTGCCTTTACATCTGCTGGCGCGCCAGCAAGTAATGTAGCAATTGTTGCAGCGCTAAGTCCAAGCTTTCTAAGCTTCCCGCCTAGGTCCGTCAAAAAACCTTCGGCCAATTCTTCGCCATATGCCTCGATAAGAAAAGATTTAAACTCTTCTTTGTCTAATTTCCCTTCAGCAAATAACTTAAATTCATTTGTTTCTTGGATCTCGTTGATCTTTTGCTCAAACAAAACTTCTTTTTCGTAGCGATCAAAGCGCTCCATAATTAACTTCATATTATTCATTTTAATTTTTCTCCTAGAAGGGGTTTATATTAAATAGTCTAGAGTTCTAGACCAAGTTCTTTTTCTTGATTAACTGTCTCGGGCGCAACTTCTGCACTCTCTGCTTCCCTATCCATCTGTGTGGGATCATAATCTGGACTAGCCGGCTCTTCAACCGGTGTCATATCATTTTCAAATTTGTCAAAATACAATTTAGTATTTGTCAAGAGATAATCATAAAACAAATCTTGGTCTTCTGGAGATCCGCTTAATTCATCATATTTGGAAACAATTTGTTTTGAGATCTTTTTAAATGTGTCAAAAGCCGCATTTCTTCCAACTTCATTTTCTCCTTCAATTGCAAATTCTTCCTTTTCATCTTCAAGACTTTTTGGTTCGTCTAATAGTTCAGCCTCTTCATCTGCAATTTCTTTATCAGAGCGAATATCAATAAAATCTGGATCATCTTCTACTCTTACGGCTAGATCTTGTTCTTCTAATTCTTCTTCCGCTAGAGCAACTGTCATTCCAGCTTGGGAAGTAACTTTAAGGGGCTCAATTGTATCCTCAATGGCTCTTAAAATATGATTTCTAAAAGACTCTCTTTGATCTTCATCGGAAGTAAGTGTCTTATAATCATCTTCTAGAGTTGGAACAATATTTTTTAGAAGTTTCTCAAGAAAATTAATCCCGGTTGATCTATGAGGGGCAGGATCTGTGTCTCCAGTTGTTGTTCCCTCATTAATTATTAAGCGACGAATAATCTTTCTTAAACGCTGTTCTTCTAAAACTTTTTGCTTTTTTTCATTTTCAATCTTTTGATTGATTTTCTTGATTCCCTCGCGAATAATCTTACGCAAGCGAATTTCTTCATATATTTCGTGTCTGTTCATCAGTTCCATCCCTTCTCTAATTAGTGTCTCATTTTCTCTTTTTCTATGGGCCGGCCCAGAAGGTCCTTGAACCGAAGGTGAGGCGCCTCCTGCGGCAGAGATCTCTTCTAACTCTTCTGTTTCTTCTTTAGCCTCTTCGAATGCATCTTTAAATGTTGTTCCTGGGCCAGCAGAATCTGATATTGCCAAATCTTTAGTATAATCTTCTTCTAATTCGCCTTCTTCTTCGCCCAGCATTCCAAGTGCTTTTCCAACAGCTTGTTTCTGTGTTAAGCCTTCTTTATCTTTTAGAAATTTAATTTTTTTAGATATTTTAGCTTGTTTTTTTTGCTTTTTAGTTTTTTTCTCATCAAGCATTACTTCTTCAATTAACCGAAGAAAGATACCGAGAGGCATTCTCTCTACCTCCTCGTTAAGTTTACCAGATTCAAACTTTTGTTTAAAGAGATTAAATAAATCTTCATCGAAGAAGCCCATAACATTTGCAAACAATTGACGATCACCATCGGCAAGAGCTGCTCTACAGGTTGTGCCGCACATTTCACCATATCCAGCGATATCCAATGATACGTGAGGAGCAACAACCAAATATCCGTGCTCGCCAAAAGGTCTAAGATTTTTTATATTTGATTCAAACTCTTGGAAATAAGTGGGTCCACCACTTTTCTTTTCTCCAACTCTAAATCTAGGATCCTCTTTCATATCCTTTTGACCAACCATAAAAACGACAGCTGTCGTCTCTGGATTATAACTGCCTAGAATTTCTTCTGCTTTGTATGGATTCTTAACTTGTACAATCTGGCTTTCTGGAACTCCTTGAGCTAGCATTGCCTGTTTTTTCTCTTCAAAATTTAATGGAGATTTTGGAGGAGCAACTTTATTTGAGGTTGCAATGTAAACGTTCTCTTCACCAAATTGACTTTGAAGCCACCTAAAAGCTTCTGCGTGGTGCCTTCCCATTGGCTGAAATCTACCAGGATAGATAGCAACAACATTTTCAATCGCATCGCCCTCGGCTTCTGACAACATTTGCATTGCTGGAATTTTGCCGCGTCCATACTTAAACAATCCAAGAAGCTGGTTCATTGGAGCAAA